GTCCCAATCTTGCAGGGTCTCCGACGCTTGGTGGCAACCAAGGGACCGCGTCGGACCAATACGGAAGGCGAAAGACCCTACCTAGTTGTTCGTGGGGAACATAAGGTCGACAACATACTCGACCCACACGTACCCCACGGTAGTGACACCAGCCGCAGCGTTATTCAACAACACAACGGGTGTGGTAGCAAACACCATGGCCCCACAAACAAAGAATGCAGAGTCAAGGACACCGTTAGGCTTAGTTCCAGTAGAAAACATTTTCTGTGTCTGGAGCATCGGCTTAGCAACATCCATTGGTATTTTAGACCATATCGGCCCAGAAACGGACCGATAATTGCCACTAGTAGAAACAAAGGTAAGGCCATCCACGTCACTCGCTTCCGAGTCGAAAAACATGGTGTAAGCCCCAGTCGTGGTGGTAGGAACAATTGGCTCATAGACATAACGAACGCGAGAAAACAGATACTTGTCATACAATGTCGAGAACTTGTTAAGCCAAGTGGTGGTGGTACCGGTACCACCAACGCCGAGCGGTACGGCGAAGACGCGTTCCGGAATCACCCCGGCCACCGCAGTACCCGACACTGCAATCAACAACTCACGGTTGGTAACGCGGATGTGGCCAGGGCCCACAGTCTCCATACGGCTATTGCCGTAAGGTAACGTAGTGCCCATGGCCAGACCAGCGTTATGCTCAACCATGCCCGTATAGGGATATGCCGTACTAGTCAGAACGTTGCGCTTGCGCGCCGCTCTGGCATGCCGGGCTCGTTTTCTGCGCTCCGTCTTCGCGCCTGGCTTGGGTGGTGACTGCTTCGGATTCGCCATTGCGAATAGGCGCCGCTGCGAGATTTCCGTCGCTGGTGGAAACGTGCTCAGGCACGACGACCGCCAGCTGCGGTATAGCGGCAGGAAAATCCTGAAAGCATTGGGCTACGTCCAACGAACCACAAAAAGAAGCCAAACAATCGGGCTGAATTCCCAGCACCCGACACACGTGGGCAACCTTACGGTCACGATCGTGTGTCTGGGGCCAGGCATACCCGAGCTTCATTCGCATCTCCTTGTCGTTCTCCAGCGTAGCCGTTCCACGACAAACTCGCAAGACAGCTCGGCAATATTCGCCAACAATCGGGGTCAGGCTATCCGTTGCCAGATAACCTGTCGCCCTATTTATAGCAAGCTTTGCCAAGCCGCCATTGTGTGTTGAAAACGGCAACTTGGGCAATGTACGCGCAATATCTTGTACCGAGTCATAATCGAACCATGGATTTAAAAACGTGCGCCCGAGGAAAGGCACAGCCTGCCCTCTGCCACACTCTTCCACTTTCAGACTCAGCCCAAGACAGGTCGCCGCTTCCACAAACTGCCCCCCAGGATAACTAAGGCTATCATCACCATAGTAAAGACCCAAACGTGAGAACGCTGCCTTACGGCACCTACCGGACATCCGGTAGGCCACATAGTCAGTGAAGGCGTTGATCAAGGTATTGCCATCCGTTGTCAACGGAGATCCGCTCAAGCGGGAACCAGACACGGCATATCGTACACCATGTTTGGTCCGAGCTTGGGGGTCTAGCTCGGCTTTTAATAACCTGCCGAGCTGGCGGCGCTCATCTTTCCGCACAAGCTCCAAATAAACGGGGAATTCCACGTTTTCCCGAAGCCATCGCGAAATTGACCCGTCGAACTTCGAAAAATCCTTGCTAATCAGAACACTACTGGAGCGCGCCATTGCCACTACGGCATCGGCCATCGCTACGCCGTCCCTCCCGGGACCATACCATGCATGAGTCTTCAAAATCTGTTTAACAGCATAGGTATATCTGGACAATAAAATCGTATGTTGTGTGGTCACACTAGAAATGTTGCGAGGAGCTTTCCAATCATCATATATTTCAGCTTTCATAGATGCATTGACAACTAACGGTCGTTCTACCAACCACGTATACACGTCATCGGCGCGCATACGCTGCATTTTTCCGTCTTGAGCTTCGACTATGTCGGCTACAGACCACGGCTCGACAGTGCCACCCTTCAAACCGACGACCGACGACACAAATTCTTGAGCCATCGGCCGTAGGTCATCGGGTCGCACGTTTTTCCGTGGTCGACGGACACGGTGTTCTATGGTAGCTTTATCGTTCTCACGACAGGATGCGGGTTTTACCACGTGCCGATCCACAATGACTGGCGAAACGCACAGAGCTCCATCCTTGTCGGCAATGTCTCCCGGAGGAGCAGGGCCGTAAACATAAGAGGGAGCACGTTCGCCCACAGCCGTTACGCAGCGCAACCCGAGCGGATCTGTCCCCTCGGTAGTAAACAACTCGAATAGCACGAACGCTGCCTGATCAGATTCCGAAACGCCCACACTATCGAGGGTAAACTTCAGATCCGCTGGCTGCGGTGCTTTCTTGCAATACTTAAAGCGACTGCGACAAGTGTCATATACAGAGATCGGCATGGTGGCAGAAGCCGCACTATGCCCGACAGACACCATAACGGTACCTGCCCTCATGAAAACGTTTACGGCCACTCGCTCACCAAAGCATTTTCGCGTCATCTGATGGGGACACGGCTGCCACCATAGCCCTATACGTCTCGTCTTAGGGGTCAGGGCTACAACAGCATGCACATTCTCATCAAACACGCGCTTAACACTCACATCAAACAGCGTACGAGCAAACCAAGTTGTTGTACTAGCCAAATCGGAATCAAACGACCAGAGCGGGTGCACATACGAAGCGCCGCCGTCCACCGACATATGCAAACAATTGTCGGTCACATGGTAGACACTATTAGTGGCAGCGCCACGCACCTCCTCAACAACACAAGTCCACAACAACATAGGAAGTCCAAACGACATCCAGTAGGGCAGGTCAGCAAGGTCGACATCGACAAGACACAACACGTCGCCACTACCCACTGTATCTCTTCGCGGTTCTACGGATAGATCTTTCTCACAGTAATAAAGCCGTTGTCCCTTGTCATAAAGCCGAAATTCAGCTTCAGAACCAGAGACCCAATACACTTCCCGACGGTGGGACCGAGCCCACCGGACCATCTCAGCACGGACGGCAGCACGCTGCGCGGCCGCCACCCCGTGCGAATGGTCACTATCAACGGGTCCTAAAACAGGCTTAAACTGCTTACGAAAGTCCAGCCGCAGGCGCGACCGATAGCAATGCACCGTAGCATAGCGCACAATCTTGTCACCGCACAACAACACTTTGTCGCGCACAATGTACAAGACGGCCCCAATTCCGCCACAGGCATGGCCCACCGTCCGGCGCGCATCCTGGACTCTGGTCGGTACGAGCTGTAAGCATCGTTCCGCCAGATTTCCCAGCAGGCGCGACGGAGCCCCCGGGCACGCCGCCGTCCGGTTCAAAATGTCGCCGGCAAGCGTAGTGACTCCATCAAGGGCACCAAGGGTCGTCATCATAAAGCAAGCTACCCCCACATCCGCACAAGTTTGGGCGGCGGGCAGAGCATGCGTTTCCACATACTCCGAGAAGTCTTGAAGGTATCTCAATGATTTGTCCATGCAGGACACGCCATTAGGGAACGGAAGAACTTCCAAGCACTGCTCCAGGGTGATCGACCACAGCTCCATTACGCTGAAGCTGCAAAGCGG